TAAAAATGGGTTTATTATACATAAAGATGCAGCAGTTCATGGTGTAAAGGAAGTAGAACAAGCATATTGGAAAGTTATGAATTCACAAAAAACACCACCTGGAGCAGTAAAAGGTCAACATCCAACGATGCCATATATTAAAAAAATTACTAGTCGATTTATGGATGCAGCTAAAAATACAGGTTTTCCTGAAGAAAAGGCAAAAGAATTTGCAGCTGCTATTGATGCTGGTGGTAAAGCTCCATGGGATTGGATTAAACAACAAGATGAAGGACTTCAACATTTGTGGAGAATAACTGCACTTCAAGATTTTGTTTCAACTGAAAAAGAAGCTATAGGAAACTTAGCTTCTTTCGGTTCTAGAGCTGGTGAAACAGGTCATGTAGCTCAGGGAACTAGTAGGCAAGTATATCAAGTTGGTAGTTGGGAAACTATACCATTAATGAAATCAGATGCTGGTGAAATAGCTGCAACAGATGTACGTAAAGTAGCTACACAAAATAAATTAAATTATCAAAGAGCATTGGGTGACTATAAAAAGATGGTAGAAGGTGGATTAATAGACCCTAATGCTGTTAATTGGGATGCAATAATAGCAGACAAAGAAGCTGGTACTTTAAATATAAATGATTTAGGTAAGTATGGATTAACTGATACTACTGCAAGTAACCTTAAAGTTGTTGCACCAAGTACTGCACAAACTAATACAGATAAAGGCAGATATGGTCCAGGATATGCTGACCCTGATATACCAACACAAGGTGCCCAACAAGATATAAAGATTAATACTCCAGAAGGTAAAGCTTCTGTTGCACAAATAGCAGATGACTTAATAATGTCAATGCCGCAGTTTGATGAATACAAAGCACGTGGTATGGAAACAGGTAGTGCTAAAGCAGCAATAGTTTCTGACTTAAATAAAAAAGGTTTTTCTTCTTCAGATGAATTATTAGATTTCGTAAAACTAGCAATTCAAGGAAGAAGATAGTATAGTAGGAGAGATATGAAACAAGAATACAAAGATATATTAGAAAAAACAGTTTGGACATTTGTTGAAGCTTTTATTGGTGCATTAACAGTTGCACCTTTAGTAGGTGTAGATGCTGATGCATTACAACTTGCTGCTTTGTCAGGTGCAGGAGCTGCGTTAGTAGTCGTCAAAGAGTTCGCTAAGAAACAACTAGTTAAACCAGCAGGTAAAGTAAGTAAGTAAATAATGTCTAAGGAACAAAAACTTAAAGCTGGTCTTGATTATTTAGATGATATAATAAGAACTGCTTATGGTACTCATGATAGAAGTGTTGGTGCGTTTACTAAATATACAGCAGCTGAAGCTGTAAAGCATGCAAGACAAGGTTTTTCTAAACTTGGTATACAACAAGGTGCTAAAGAAGCTGGTGAAAGAATTGTAAGTGTTATTAGTGAAGCTAAAGAAGGTTATATTAGAGACCGAGTAACTGGTAAACCTACAAGAACAGGTGGTACCTACATACATCTTGATGATGTTAAAGCTGCAATTCAAGCACAAATAGATGAAGCTATGACATTTGCTAAATCACAAAAAAAAGTTGGTTTAGAAATAGGTGAACAAATAGGTAGAATTGCAGGAGCACAAGTTGCTAGGACAGCTGCTGCTGATGCTGCTCCAGAATTAATTAAACAAGGAGCTAAAGCAGGTTTTAGAACAGGTGCAAGAATGTTTGGACCTGTTGGTATTGTTGGTGGTATAGCTTTAGAAAAACTTGGTAAGATGGGTATGGAAAGAGCTAGACAAAATGCTGAGTTTAGACCAGGTAACTATCAAAATTTATATAACAAAAATTATGAAGATATGAAACGTGGAAAATATGGAGTTGATTATTAATGCCAAAAGAAATGCCACCTGGAAGAGTAAAACCACCTAAACCACCTAGTCCTGATGATTTTAGAAACTTGAAAAAGCCTAAATGGATAAGTAGTAATCCTGACCGAATAGATTATCAAAGAACTATTGCAGGTAGAGGTGATACTCATGCACTTGATGGTGGTGCTACACCTGCTAAATATGCATCTTTAGTTCAAAAACGTAAAGAACATTTAATTAAAGGTTGGGAAGATAGAAATCGTTCTAATAATGGAACAAAGTTAAATCCAATTTTAAGAGGACAAAAGGTTTTATAATGGCTAAGTCAACTAAAAAAATTGTAGGAGCAGGTAATAGTAAAGGTCCTAGAAATAAAAAACAAATGCCACGTAAAATGAGTAAACAATTAGCACCTATGACAAAAGAATATAATAAATTGTTACCAGATTCTAATGGTTTAGTCGGTGCAGGTGTAACTGGGTTAGGTAAAAACGAAATGCAAAGACGTGTTAAACAACACCTAGCATTAGCAGAAAAAGCTTACGCATCTGGTAATACTCAACGTGCTTCATTTTTAAGAAATCGTGCAGATGCAATGAAAGTTCTTAGTGACTATACAAAGATAGGTGACTCTTACTATCCTAATAAGTAATAGTAATATTTAAATCTGCGTCTTCAGTTATATTAGGTTACTATATCTTTTTAAAAAACCTCTAAGTAAAGCCTCGTAAGCTTTACTGGTACCAACTCGTTGCCTACCATCATAGATATCATGGTGATACTTACATAAAATACATACGTTATTAATATCAAACTTTCTTTTTTTACTACCACCCATACCAATTGCTTTTATATGTGCAAGTTCTAACCATTTGTTGTCATTACAATCTGGCCATTCACAACGTCCACCTGCACGTTGCATTGCAGCTTCTCTTATGTCTTGTATGTTATCAGTCAATTATAAAATACTTTCCTTTAGGTAATTTCCAGACCTGTACTATGTCCCTCCATCTACATTTATCTGTATTACCTGGGTATATAGAATTAGATATATACATAAACATTAATGATGTAGTTTTCTTATTGACCTTATAATAATTTATACTATTTTTTTCCATAATTTTCTCAAGATAATCTAATGTACGCTGCGTAACTTCGCTGTGGTCTTTCTTTGTTTTAGGACGCATAGCATGGTCAAGGTTAATACTTTCGTTTAAACCTAAGTAAACTCCTCGTGGACATAATTCTGACTTACGTATTACATCCATTGTATGTGTTAAAGATATATCTACTGTTAATGTTTCTCTATCTATTACGTATTTAACATAGATAGGTACATTATTTTTAGTTAATCCTAGCAAACGTTTACCTCCAAAGGTATCTAATGCGTCTGCATTCTCAGCCATTTTTTTATTGTATTCTATTTGTGATGATTTATTAATAGATACATCATGATTTATTTTCTCATATGATTTATTAATACTCATTCTTCCTCTCCTAACTGTTCTAAGTGATAGTTGTAATCTATTACAAATTTATCCATTAAGAACCTAAGCTTTTTCATGTCAGGTGCTACGTTAAATGTATCACTACCGCATGCTTTATTAAATTGTTGTGCCCATACTTTCATATATTTTGGATGTGTAAATATATTCACATCATTAACATCAAATGGTTTCTTACCCATATGTTTCATCTCCTAATCTTTCTATACAATCTGGACAATAATGTACTAATGTAAAGTCAGTTAAGTAACATTTATTACACAAGTCACATATTAAATTTTGTGCGTTGTCTATATTTCGTCTTAATTTTTTAGTTAAATTAGACCAACTCATCTACATGTCCCCAGTTTTTTTCACATGACCAACAGAATGCTACATCAGTCTCGCTGCATACTGCTAATTCTATACCACAACATATCATTGTTATACCCTTTCCAACAGTGCTTGCTACTGTTCCAATGATGCCATCCATCATTGTATATTAACCATGAAGCGACTGCTGTAGATACTTCAGGATTAAATCTATCACTCATTATACCAAGCTTAGGAGTTAACCAAGCCCAGGTATTATCATTAAACTGCCAGAGTCCAACATCTTGCGTACCGTTTGTGTTGATACCTACTGCTTTAGTCATGCCTGAGCTTTCGCAGTATATGATATTCAAAGCTTGCAAGATGTCTTCCTCCTCAAAATACCTGGATACTAAGTCTGTATGTGTAGATACATATTCAATATTGTCTTTTACTTGTTGACATTCAAAGTATACAGGTAAGTTGTTAGGTGTAAGTAACATAGGAAACAAACACCCAACTACTAGTTCTATCATTAGCTAATGGCAGCTTTAGTTGGTAACTCAGTACAATAGTAATGTACTAAGCCACGTTTCTTAGCTGGTAAAGTTGTTATCTTATAACCTTCCTGCCTAAGGTTATGTATAATACCACCAAATCTATGGCAGTATAACTCAGCTACAAACTCCCAGTTACTTATAGGACTTTCTCCCATGTATCTGGTTAATACATACGCAACTAACTGCGTCTTGCTTTTAATGTAAGCTGGTATTTCTTCACCTCTAAAGTATTCAGGTATCATACTCCCCACTCTCTTGGTATATCACTGTTGTCTATCCACCATGACTTACGCCATTTACCTGAGTGTCCCCCACAAACAACAGGGTCATTAGTAGAACAAACAAAGTCTGGACTTTTTTCCGACTTCTTATTGTTTCTATTATCGTATACCATTGCTTTACAATAAGGACATTTAAGGTCATCCCTATATTTATTTTGTTGTTGCATATTGTTCACAACCTCTCCGACAATACCGCCCGGTGTTTGTAATCCGTCCGTTATGTCTGTTGCCTCAAGACCAGCAGCTTTAAGTTTTTCTTCTAAAGATAACTCATCAAACTGTTCTTGTGTATATTCTACAGGCATATCAACTAAACGCTCTATCATCTCAAAGTATTTAGTTAACTGTTCATCAGACCATTCAGTTTTAGATTTAGGAAACTTCATAGTCTTAGCGTACTCATTAGCAGTACCCATAATCTTATGTAATGTTTCTTTATTTTCTACACCTTCTGTCATAGTGTGTATAGTTTTAGCTATAAACTCTAAGTCCGGCATTAGAATGGTGCTTCTTCTGGTGTTTCATCAGATGTATCACCACTATTCTCACCAACAATACTATCCATAATTTCTTCCATACGTTTAATATCTTCTGGTGTAGGCTTGTGTTCTTTCTTACGCATGTCTACTTTAGTTACTTCTATCCTATCTTCTGGTTCAGTAGCTGCAGTAGCTTCTTCTTCTGACTGTGTACTACCTGACCATAGCTCTACGCCAAGACCAAATCTCATACATGCACGTTTAAATGCGTCAGACTCTGCGTCTTTTAAGTTAGTACCATCATTAAACTTTGCATTGCTTAGTTTAAATGTATCTACATCGCCAATACCTTCGTATGTTCCCATACCTTCTATTTGTATTGTACCTTTAGCACCAACTATTCTTTTCTCTCCGTTATGCATACCGTATATAGGCTCAACATACCAGGAGTATTCTACTTCGCTATCTCTTAATCGTTCTACATAATGTGCATGTGGAACATAGTCTCCAAACTTACCAGTAGGTGCTTTCCTAACTAGTTTCTTTGGAAAAGGGGATAGCAATTTCTTGTTATTTGCCATAACATCCTTCCTTTATATTTCTTTTTTTCTTTTTTTTATAAAGAAAAAAAGAAAGAGTTTATTCTTCTTCTAAGCCTAGTAGAGTTCTTAAGTTATGTACACCTTTTTCTAAAGGTACAATCTTAACTTCTCCAGCGTCATTCATTAGAATAAACTGTGGACTATTACCAAGACCACTATATTCTATACTATTCAAACGCCATTTAGACTTGACAATATGTTCTGTCATATTGTTAGTATATATATCATTCTTTATTCTGTCCTAACTTTACTAAATATTCTGCTGTTACACCATTGTTAGGTTTAGCAAACAGCAACCATTGACAAGGCCTACCCATTGAAGCAAGCTGCTCCAGTGCATATGTGTTGTAGCTTTCAGTACTACCATTAACCCATAAACGTATGTCATTTACGTACATCGTGGTAGGCGTATGCCAATGTCCTGCAATAGCGTAGTCGAAATCGGGCATGAGTCCTCGTGACGCTAGTGCTTTCCAACCTAATAGCTTCTTACCAAAGCCATACCAGGGGAAACCTGAGTGTCCTCGTATGTTATCTCCGTGCCATACGAAGAACTTACATCCTTCACCAAGGTTAGCAATATCAAACCAATGATTGTCACCCTCAGAATCAGGAATAATAAATTGTATTCTGTTATCTTTCTCATATGTCATATCCATTATCTTTCCAAGCATTCTATCTGCATTAGAATCGGGATGGTAATCTTTTCTAGCTCTACCACCTAGGCTGCCATGATTACCTATTACCCAGTGAACTTCTACTTCGTTAAAATTTGCTAGTAATATGTCAAAGAATTGTGTCAATATTCTAGGACCGTCAATTGTTACCTGATTATATAAACTAGCGTCTATAAGATGTGTTTGACCTGGGAATATAAGCTCACCTTCTACTATATCTCCCGCAGCTAACACAACACATTTGTTAACTGGGTGTGCAGAACGCTGTACATTAGTAAGTTCTACTATCTTATTAGCATACTCAACTACTCTTTCTTCTGCTACCTTTGTGTTATAGTCTGGTGTTACCTTAGCTAACTGTACATCACTTAATACAGCTACTGCTATCTCTTCGTTTTTTGTACGCTTATGTAACTTAGGCTTAGGTATTTTAGGTTTGTCCCAGGTTCTTAAGTTAGTAGATACTGCGTCATACACAGCGTCAACCATGTCAGCTTTTTTATTCTTAGCTTTTTCTAATTGACGCAATAGCTTGACATTATCTGCTTTTAATTCTGCTATCTTGGATGACTCAGCTTCTGCTAAAAGTTTTTCTAATTCTTTTTTATTCATCATCAACACTTAAGTTTCGGAAATGATGTCTAATTGCAGACTCACTTATCTTGATATTAAAATTTTCTTTTAATAATCTTGAAACTACATATGGTTTAACTGGTTTTCCCAGCTTAACCATGTCTTCTAATCCTTCCCAGAAAGGTCTGGCTTCCTCGGTAATACGACTTAATATAGCTGTTCGTTTACCATTCACAGCTTCTTCTAGTAATTCATTTATATTCATAGTAATAATTTTAGTCATGCTTTTCTTTTATACAATGATATATAAAAAATTAGTTAGGTCACCTAGCAGTGTAATTTAACCTATACACTTGGCCGGTTACAATCCCGTAGGAAGTTTCGTATCTCTTATGCCTGTCTCAGCCGTTGGCTCCTGCATGGTAATAAGGTCAATCGACATAACCGAGTTCCTTCATATACTAGGTGAGGATATAACTATTTTAATTAATATTACATTGTATACCTTTGGTTTATTTCATCCGCATACAGTCCGTCAGGCGTTCTTCGTCTCATCGTGCAGAGGTGTGCACTTCTTCGAACTCATCACGCCAACTCTACTGTATGCTCTTACTCGGAAAACTGTAGCAGTGTTCACTATGGGTGTTGACAATTTGAGGTAAACCTGTTGCAGGCTCTCCCTGCACTCTATTCTGCTACCGAACATAGCTTTAATAGTCGGAAAGGAACAACTACTGTCTTGCGACATTACTATGTTCTATCTAACTATAACACCTCATTCAACTTAAGTGAATACTTTTTAACTTCTTCTATGTCTTCTAAGTTAATTATCTTGTGCTTAGTACATAAATCATAACACTGTTTAAGCAAGTTAAAACCTGCAGTGTCACCATATGCACCAAAGACTTTCATATCTGATACCCAGATTCTTCTAGGTGATTGTGTTGCCAACCATTCTAATGCTGGTCCGTCTACAACATTACCACCACCTGAATAAGTGTCTAGATATTTTTCATCTACACGCCTACCATTCTTTGCAATGATACGCAAGTCACCAGTCCAACCATAACCATTGTACATAGCAATAGTTACACCAGGTAATGATGACATTATTTCTAATATATCTTTACCGTCAAACATCATACTGCCAGATGCGTCAATCAATATTGTTCCACCTAACACACGCTGTTTCTGTTTAAATATTTTCTTATCTATACACCACCTATTAATATATTTAGGTACATATCCATAATCTTGTGCACGATAATTTCTACCAGCATTTAATCTACCAGCTAGGTTAACAGGTAATGGTGGTTCCCATATTTGCATTGTTCCCCACTTACCTACACCAGAACCAGATTTGTATTTCATTTCATCTAATAATTTAGTACGCATTCTACTTTCTAAATTACTTATTTCATCTGATTGCTCGGTAGTTTCTTCTGTAGTATCATCGCTTTCCTCATCATCACCTTGACCACTACCTTCTGGTTGTGCATTAGGGTCCCACGGTTCTGGTGGTTCGGTAAACATATCAAGAACTTCGCTTAGTTCTACTGCTAGTTTTTGTACCTTGCGATAACTAGGATTGTGACCATACCTATGAGTAGTTAATCTGTTTAATATATTATGTGCGTATGAACTTATAAATTCTAGTTCCGCTTTTCTTATTGGTGATATTTGATTACTCTGCAACATAGCATGTATCAATTCTCTTTTGTATGCATATTCATCTACTGGTTTTCTTCTTGAATAACCTTCTGCGTTTTTTACAGCATAAGTTCCAATCATATCTAACAGTAATACATTCAAAGGTAATTCAATCATCATCTTATTAAAGTAAACTGGAAGTAACTCTTCACAAATTAATGGTTCGTCTATAGCTTTATCATTTTTACCTAATAGATAATTAATTCTTGCACTATCTAATGCAAGAACAGCTTCTTCCCTAACACCTTCTGGTAGTTTACCTAAAGTTTTAGGTGACCATTTAGTATAACCTAGTTGTTTTCTTCGTATCATTTTGCTATGATTTGCACCACAAAACTTACAACTTCTATCCATAGGTACATACATCTTACGATTTAAGTTATCTGTTCTAGCTTTATCGTTATCTACAGTTTCGAATACATCCCAACTATCCCCAGTTACTATCTGGGGATATGGATAAGCTTTATCTGTCATTAGTTAACCTGTGAAATTTCTATTGCGTCTATTAATTCTTCTGCATTATCACCGAAGATAAGTCTACCTGCTGTTTCAACAGTAAAACCTTTCTCTTGTAATTCAAAGAATTCTTTCCAAGCACGAACAGATACTCGTTCTTCCGGGTCATCATTCAAGGTTGTATCATTGATAACATCATGCCATTCATCTGGGAATTGTCCCAAAGCTTTAGGATGTATCTTGTCTACATGAATTTTAACTGGGAACCTATCTTTAAGTGCTAAAGGTAAACTTTCTGGTGGGCTATTGGTAGTAGCTACCACTTGAAAACCTTCTGCTGGTCTAACAGTTTCTTTTGTATCATTGTTAAGTGTTAACATAGCAATGTCTTGGTCATCTAATATAGCATGCAAGAATGTCATTGCGTCTGGTGATGCATGGTCTATCTCATTGATAACCAATCTACCACCATTACGCCATGCTTGTATTGCTATACCGTCATGCCATTCGAAACCACCGTCTTTGCTAGGTTTATAGAAACCTTCCAAGTTAGCAGACGCTGTGTCTTCTGTCATGGTTATTTGAAACACATTAAGAAAACCATTTAAGTCTACTGGTGTATTCTTTTTTACTGCACTATATGTTTTACCTGTACCTGGTGGTCCATATAGTAAGACACGCCTTGATTTACCAAGTACTTCGTTTATTAATTGCCAACAATCTAATTGCATAATTGTCCCTTCCTTATTCTTCTTCTAGATAATCATTAGGTATCCACCTACAATAGATATCTACCATATCATTATCGTTCTTTCTTTGTGATAACTCAAACCTACCTATACCATGTAGGTTAACTAGGTTAGCTTGAGACATCGTTTTTATATTATTTAAACTACCGGACATCCATTTCTTACTAGTCCCTATTACATACCATGTATTAGGTGTACTAAGTAATACTTTTACTTTGTCATCCGATAATAGTTTAGGTTTTTTACCTCTAGGTGTTTGCCTTTCAGGCAAATTCTTAGGATAAAATTCATCATTCATCTTCATTGTTCCTTAGTATATCCTCTGCCATTTCACTAGCAGTTTTAGTATTTTCATCTTGCTTTATGACTTCCATATTTACCATTGACATTTCAAATAGTTTTTCACCGTCTTCTACTAGATGTGCTTGAATACTAGTTGGTTCTATCTCTAACCAGTTTCTAAATATTCCCCTATCTTCTGCGTCTTGGCGTATAAAATCTATATCTTTCTTACTAAATGTCTCTTGCTTATCCCACAATGGATGACCTGTATAAAAGTCTGTCATGGTTTCTGCTTTAGCTACAGTAATAATATGCAGTGCATAATCAATAGCTTGAGTAGTCTTCTGTGCATAAACATCTACATTCCATACATCTGGTTCTGTAAATGTATCACCTATATCTTTATCACCATGTGAATCAAACTTAG